CGTTAAATTTCCCGAGACTGCTACATCTCTTCCGCATTCAATGAATCCGATATCTGGATCAATTTCAGTAACTTGTTTAGTCAAAATTTGGAGATTATAATCATTGGAATCACATCTATGAGCTCCTTCAAAACTATTTGGAGAGAAAATATCATCGCAATCTAAGAAATTAGCAACAAATCCAATGGGTTGAGTACAGCTTTGGACAGAATTCCTAAAATCGCCCCTTCCATCCATGTCGCAATCCCGGTACCAAGTTTCAGGCAATAAAGTCATTGGATCACTATCATCACAATCTAAATTGCAATTGATTCCATCCATGTCATTATCAATTTGGGGATATTGGCATTGTCCAGTTGAAGTAACGCATGTATTTTCTGTACAAGGATCATTATCTTCGCAATCAGAATCATCTGAACAACAACCAAATAAACTCAGCGGACTGCAACCTCCTGGTGCACAAGTAAAAGTTGTGCAATTTGTGGTTTCTGGACAATCAGAATTACTTAGACAAGTAAAGTTAACAACTTGATTAGGCATGCTTACAGAAGGTTCAGTACATTGACAACCTACACAATAGGATCCATTACTTGGATCACAATCTGAATCAAAGATACAAGTAGCATTTTGAGCCAATTGTCTTTCACATTTGTTGTTTATGCATAAAGGCTCTTCACATGCAGATAACGTAGGACAATGGGAACTGTTTGAGCAACAACCAGGGATTGTTCCAGAATTGACGCACAGACCTGTGAACGCTTCACATGTACGTAAATGACATTGATCGGCTGGACAAAACACTCCTTCACATAGATCAAGGCAAGTGCAAGTTTCAAAATCGCATACTTGACCTCGAGGACACTTTATGTTAGCAATACATTCACCTCCTCTTGGTATTTGCAATTCACATGTATTTGAAGTCAAATTGCAAACGCTATTAGCACAAGGACTGACTGGTAAATTGAAACATTGATTGTCATGTACACAGCATCCTATTACATAATCAGAAACAAAACACGTCCCCGTACTTGGTTCGCATTCATAAGTAGCACAAGGATCGTCTGGACAAGTTACTCCTTGACATAAATCTACTTCTGGAGTTCCATTTATAGGTATACAACCACATGAATCAGTATCACAAATCATTCCAGAAGGACATCCTGAAATAGCTGAACAGTTTGCGTTTTCTTTTAAATGTAGATGACATTTACCGTCTTCGTCAGAACAAATATATTCATCGCAATTCGTAAGAGTTGAAACATCTGGACAATGAGTATTTATCACTACTCTATTAGTTATGTCGGAAATTCCTGCAAATGTACTTACGTTAGAACATTTCGGAATATATGTCAAAACATCTGTACGAAGTTGATTAGCTACACCTGGTAATAATTCTGTTTCAAGCAAAGTAGATGTCTTATCTTGAATTTCTTCAATTGAAACAATTGATACTATTAAAGATGTTAATGCAAAAATAAAAACTACAAAAATAAGGAATAATAAATCTCCCAAGGTGTATCTTGACATTTTTTTTAAATCAATTATTATGTAATGATTTTGATAATGGCGGAATTATATTTCGAACAGATATTTTATTTTAATTAAAATTTTATTAAAAAACAATGGAACCTATCAGGTAAATTTTCCCATAATTTTTCTTTAAAGTACCATGTAATGAAACAGAATATTAAACACATTTCTTTGATGAAAATTTGTATAAAAATGTATAAAAAAAATAAAAAATGATTTTTACATAAAAGAGCCAATTGATAATAATAAAATAAAAAAAAGAAAAAACCCCAGAAGCGGTTAAATAAGTAGAAAATGCTTATACAGAAGCTTCTAAAAGAGTATTGGACCCCTCCTTGCTCGATAAATCATTTTTAGAACGTATGCCTCAACCTACAGGTTGGAGGATTCTGATATTACCTTATAAAGGTAAAGGCGTAACTGAAGGTGGTATTCAGCTGGTTAAAGAAACAGTTGATAGAGAGTCCTTAGCAACAGTAGTATCTTACGTTGTTAAAATGGGACCTATGTGTTACTCAGATAAAAACAAGTTTGGAGATACTCCTTGGTGTAAAAAGGGAGATTGGGTGCTAATTGGTAGATATGCAGGAGCTAGGTTTAAACTTGGCGACGATGCAGAGTGCCGTATTATAAACGACGACGAAGTTATCGCGACTATTGAAGACCCCGATGACATTGTTAGCGCATAACGTGAGGAGGACTCATGCAAGAACCAGAAATGAATGAAGAATTACAACAAGACTCTATAGAAGATGGAGAAATTGTTGAGCTAGAAATAGAAGAATCTACTGAAGATAAAGAAGCAAATGCAGTAGTAGAAAATGTTTCTGAAGAAGAAGATAAGAAAGTTAAAAAAGAAGACGAGTTAGAAGATTATTCTAAGGGCGTTCAAAAAAGAATAGCTACGCTTACCAAAAAAATGAGAGAGCAAGAAAGAGCAGCTAATTCTGCTTATGAGTATGCTCAATCATTACAAGCAGAGAATCAACAATTAAAACAAAGCAGCACTCAATTAAATAAAAATTATTTAAGTGAAGCTCAAAATAGATTAAACTCTCAAAGAGCGCAAGCTAATGCAGTTTTAAAAAATGCTTATCAAGAACAGGATTGGGATAAAGTAACAAAGGCCCAAGGTATTCTTGATAAGATAACAGTAGAAGAAAGTAAGTTGGCTAATACTAAACCAGTACAGGTTGAGCAACCAACTAACTATCAAAATTACCAAGCTCCATCTCAAATGCAAACTCCAGTTCAGCAACAAGCTCAACCAGACCCTGCAGCAGAAGATTGGGCTAGTAAAAACGAGTGGTTTGGCGAAGATGAGACAATGACCCTAGCTGCTTTTAACATTCATCGTAAATTAGTTGAAGAAGAAGGTTTTGACACTTCCGATACTACATACTATGATGAGATAGATAAACGTATCAGAACTGAATTTCCTCACAAATTCTCAACAGGTGATGAAGTCAGGTCTAACGGTAAAATGCAACAAAATGTTGCACCAGCTGGAAGAAGTGATAGTTCTGGGCGCAAACGTCAAGTCAAACTTAGCGCAAGCGAAGTTCAAATGGCAAAACGTTTAAATGTGCCGCTTAGTGAATATGCTAAGTACATTAAAAGGTAAATTATTATGACTGATGAGAAAAAAATAGAAGAAAATAACAGAACTCCGCGTTCTGCAGAAACTCGAGCTAAAGATACTGCTCGCAAACCTTGGCGTCCCCCATCTATGTTGGATACGCCTCCAGCACCTGAAGGATATACCTACAGGTGGATAAGAGCCGAACTTGTCGGCGAAGAAGATAGAAAGAATGTTATGTCTAGGATGCGTGAGGGTTTTGAACTCGTACGTTCTGAAGAGATACAAGATTTCGACCTTCCGAGCATGGACGATGGAAGGCACGCTGGAGTAGTAGCCGTGGGTGGTTTGCTGTTGGCGAAGATTCCTAATGAAACACGTGATGAAAGAAACGCCTATTTCAATGACCGTGCGCAACTGCAACAAGATGCAGTTGATAATGACTTAATGAAAGAATCTGACCCTAGTTCTCCGATGTTAAAACCTCAGAGAACTACAAGCGTAACTTTTGGTGGTGGAAAAAGAGATTAATCTTATTTCACTTAAATAAAACTTTTTAAAAAAAGGTAAATATTATGGCGAATGTAAATGCACCTTTCGGTTTAAAACCCATTGGAAAGTTAGGCTCGGCTGTTAATTCTACAGGAACAACAGAGTACGACATTCTAACAGGTACAACTGGAACTATTTATACAGGCGACCCAGTAAAAATGGTCAACACAGGCGGCATTGCCGTTGCTGCTGCTGGCGATTTATTACTAGGAGTCTTTCAAGGCTGTCACTATACAGACTCAAACGGAGACAAAATTTTCTCTCCTGTTTGGACTACATTGACAGCAACAGACGACTGCAAAGCAGCCGTTGTCGACGACCCAGATGCTTTATTTGAAGTACAATCAGCTGCAACAGGTAGCGTTACTCAAACCGACGTTGGTTTGAATGCCGATATCGTTTATGCTGCAGGTTCTTCAATATCAGGCGTTTCAGGAGTTAAAATTAGTGGCACTATGGCTGCTGGTACAGCTCAATTGAGAATCATGGGTATATCAAACGACCCTTCTAACAATGCGTTAGGAACTGGGTCTTTATCAACCAATGTTAACTTTATCGTCAGAATTGCCGAGCATTTTAACAGAACTGCTGCAGGAGTATAATAATGGCTATAAATAGAGCGCAATTAGCGAAAGAACTAGAACCAGGATTAAACGCCTTGTTCGGAATGGAATATGCTAGGTATGATAATCAACATACTGAAATATTTGAAACTGAGTCATCAGACAGAGCTTTTGAAGAAGAAGTAATGATTGTGGGATTTGGTAACGCATCAGTAAAAGGCGAAGGTAACGCTGTCGAATATGACAATGCTACTGAAGGCTTTACTGCACGTTATGCTCACGAAACAGTTGCTTTAGCCTTCTCTCTAACTGAAGAAGCAGTTGAAGATAACTTATACGATAGACTAGGCTCAAGATATACAAAAGCTTTAGCAAGGTCTATGGCAAATACAAAGCAAATTAAG